GATTGAATCTTCTGGTATTTTGGAAGATAGACCTACGTATTATCTTGACTATACGCATGATTTAGTGTATAATTGTAATATTATCAAACAAAATACCAAACCATTTATTACCACGTTTACGGGTATTGGTATTATTGCCGACTTAATGAAGAAAGATTCTTATATATTATGGGGTGAAGATATTAGAAATTGGGATAATAAACCAATTGAATATTCCTTTCAACGCCATTATTTTAAGAATAGGAATGCTAAACTAGTTTACCTTAATGACTTTGATGTGAATACTTTATGAACACAATACAATATAAAAACAAATCTTATCCAAAATTTCAAGATGAGGGTAACGCATCACAGTTTGCTATTCCTTTTGCCAAACACTTCTGTAATGGCACAGGTTACGATATTGGATGCAATAGGGTAGCTTGGGCTTTTCCTGATTCCATTCCAATTGACTTGAATTTTGATAATGAATGGGAAGCATATCATCTTCCTGAAGAACCAGTTGATTACATTTATTCCAGCCATTGTTTAGAACATCTTCCTGATTGGGTGAAAGCACTTGATTATTGGACATCTAAATTAAAGAATCACGGAACACTATTTCTATATCTTCCACATTATCACCAAGAATATTGGCGTCCATGGAATAATCGTAAACACATTCACATCTTTACACCAGAAATCATTAAAGATTATATGACTGACCGTGGTTATATTAATATCTTTGCTTCTGACCGTGACTTAAATGATTCATTTATGATTGTTGGTGAGAAAATTGCTTAATATCATTTATCGTCTGTGCGAAGCCGAAGCTGATGGAAATATAAGAGATATTCGTCCACGTTGGTATAGTAAACAGAAATGTTTAAAATCTTTTCTTGATGCTGTAGAATTTGCTGGTAATGAAGTTAGTCAAGTAATATTTCTTCATGATGGTGATGGCCAAATTTTACTTAATGAGATACCAGACAAATATGAAATTCGTAAAACTTTTGTTAAAAGTAATCTTGGCAGTTTAAATGAAACATTTGATATTGCTGATGAGATTGGTGGTAGCATCTATTTTGTAGAAGATGACTATCTACATAAACCAGAATCTATATTAGAAATTGCAAAGGCATTACCTGAATTGAAACTAGTTACTGGTTACGACCACTCTGAAAAACATACTCGCAGATATCATAACGAATATAGTTTTGATACTATAAAGAGAACATCAGGTATTTGGGAAACTGCTGAATTTGCTTGTTGCACATATGCAGTTGACGAATCAATATATAAAACTATTGCTCCTACAATAAGAAAAATTGGATTGTGGGATATTAAATTATTTGAAACATTAGCTCGTATGGGTTATTCTTTGTGGACACCAAATCCTGGTTTGACCACACAAGTTGATAGTTATATGTCGCCTGGAGTTGATTGGGAAGAATTTAATAAAAATGTCTAATTTAGTTTTAGGTACCTCGATTGGTTATAATGCCGAGCAATTAGAACCTTTTGCAAAATCATTACGCAAGTATTATGACGGCCACATTGCCATGGTTGTGTTAGATATTAATGATGAATTGCAACAATTTTTTAACAAATATAATATTCGAGGTTTTAAAATTGAAGGTCATTATGACCACGACCAAATTTGTAATTTAAGACACCAGTTTCATCGTAAAGTGATGGAAGAGTATCCAGCTGTGAAAAAAGTTTTCTTATCCGATACAAGAGATGTGGTATTTCAATCGGATCCATTTGCACATGAAATGACTACCGAACTTGAATTCTTTTTGGAGATGCACCACTATAAGAATTGTGATTGTAATACTTGGTGGTTAAAAGGTAATTACGCTGGTGCTTATGGTGAAGAAGTATTCAATCAAATTGGCCACAATTATATTATTTGCGCCGGCACAACAATGGGCACTCGAGCAGGTATTATTAATTATCTGGATGAAATGATTAAAGAGTTGCATAATGTTTATGTTAAGAAAAGGTGTTATGCAACAGACCAACCAACACATGGATACCTAATATACAATCAAGTTTTTTCTAGTTACAAACTATATCATACGGGACAAGGTCCAATATCAACGATGAATCGTTACGATAATATGAAGTTTGATGCTAGTCAAAATTTATTGAATTTTGATGGAACGATTGTGCCTGTTATTCATCAATGGGATAGAACAGGTGATAAAAAAGATATATTTTATAAAAAAGCGATGGAGTAAAAAAATGAAAAGTATTGTTACTGGTGGTGCCGGTTTTATTGGTTCAAATCTAGTGGATAAATTAGTTGAACTTGGCCATGATGTTATTGTTATTGACAATGAATCTGCCAATTCAAATGACCAATTTTATTATAATAAAAAAGCAACTTACGTAATAGAAGATGTTGCTGATTATGAAAAAACTAGACATTTATATGAAGGCGTAGATTATGTTTTCCATTTGGCAGCAGAATCTCGTATTCAACCTACTATTGAAAATCCAATTCTAGCAGTTCGTACCAACGTATTGGGTACCGCAGTTGTATTACAATGTGCTCGTGAAGCCGGTGTTAAGAAAGTGATGTATTCTTCCACATCTTCAGGTTATGGTTTGGCAAATACTCCGCCGCTAAATGAAGATATGCCAGATGATTGTTTAAATCCTTATTCTGTTGCTAAAGTTTCTGGTGAAAAACTCTGTAAGATGTATACCGACTTATTTGAATTACCAACAGTTGTATTCCGTTATTTCAACATTTATGGTCCAAGAGAACCATCTAAGGGTCCATACGCACCAGTAGTTCGTCTATTTTTGCGCCAATATCGTGCTGGAGAATCTTTGACAATTGTTGGTGATGGTGAACAACGCAGAGATTTCACTTATGTAAGTGATGCTGTTAATGCTAATATTTTGGCCATGCAGTCCCAAGAAACCGGACTATTCAATATTGGAACCGGCAGAAATCATTCAGTATTAGAACTGGCCAACATGATTTCTGATAAACAGACTTTTATTCCACCAAGATTGGGTGAAGCTAGAGTCACCTTGGCAGATAATACCAAAGCAAGAACAATTCTTGGTTGGGAACCACAGGTCCGTTTAGAAGATTACATCAAAGAACAGCTGTAAATCCAACAATTCCGTTGACTATGTATCTAAGCCAATCTTTTGACGGATTGGCGTTAGAATTTCACAAGTTGGATAAATAAGTCCAAATTCACTCTTTTTAGTAGCCATAGTGTGCTACATCTTAAAAGGAACTCATGCAGTCGTTTAAAACATTTCTAAAAGAAGAAGCTGGTGCCGATGATGGCAAACTGAAGCATATTCACCATGCTGAAGATAGACCATTATTCCATGGTTCCAAAGGTTTTGAACACGCCAAAGGTGCATTAAATCAAGCACACGAACACATGAAGTCCGGCAGTAAATCCACTCATCTTACAATGAAATATGATGGCTCCCCAGCATTAGTATTTGGTCACCATCCTGAAACCGGTAAGTTCTTTGTGGCATCTAAGTCTGCTTTCAACAAAAATCCAAAAATTAACTACACTCACGAAGATATCAAGAAGAACCATGGACACGCTCCAGGACTCATGGACAAACTCCATGCGTCTTTGAATCACCTCAAGAAAATTGCACCTAAAACTGGTGTATATCAAGGGGATTTGATGTATACACATGATGATTTACATCATCACAAAAATGGTAAAGTTTCGTTTACACCAAACACCATCACTTATACTGGCCATGGTGAAGAAGCACAAAAAATTAAAGATTCGAAGATTGGTATTGTAGTCCATACACAATACCATGGTAAAGATATTACTTCAATGAAGGCGGATCCACATCCAGACCTACACAATTTCAAAACTCATTCTGATGTATGGACTAAACATCCAGAACACGATACGAGCAATATACATTATTCAGAAAATGACCAAGCTGAATTCCATAAACACATGGATGCTGCACAAAAAATACATGATATGCACAAAAAGACCTTGTATAAAAACACTATGCCTCATGCTGGTGAAGCCGGCCATCTAGCAACATATATTAATCAAACGGTTAGAACTGATGAAAAACCTTCTGCTGAAGGTTTGAAGAAACATATTGCCGATAAAATCAATAAATCGGCCGAAAAGTTAAAAACACCAGCTTCTAAAGGTCGTAAAGAAGCAGAATTAAAAGCACATCATAAACATATTGACGAACACAAAAAAGATTATGAGAACTTATTGAAGATGCACAAACATTTACAACAAGCAAAAGATATATTGGTAAGCAATCTTAATCAACATACTGGTGGATTAGAACACCATATAGATAGTAAAGCAACTGATCCAGAAGGATATGTTGTTCATCATGCAGGCGAACCAACTAAATTGGTAAACCGTAAAGAATTTGCAAAAGCTAATTTATTGAAAGTAAGAAAATGAAGTCATTTTTAGATTTAGTAGAAGAAACCGAAAAGGCGCACAAACCTGTTGTGATGGCTTTTGGTCGTATGAATCCTCCCACTACTGGTCATTTAAAACTTATTGATAGAGTTAAACACGAAGCTGAAAAACAAGGTGCTAAACACGTTGTAGTAGTATCTCATTCCCAAGATTCTAAAAAGAATCCTTTATCAGGTGAACAAAAAATCAAACATCTTAAAAGATATTCACCGGGTACTCATTTTGAAACCTCTGATAAAGACCACCCAACTATTCTACATCATGCATCCAAGTTACACGCAAAAGGCCATGATAAATTAACTGTTATTGCTGGTTCCGACCGTGTTAAAGAAATGCACACGTTGTTACACAAATATAATGGTGTAAAAGGTAAACACGGACATTATAATTTCAAAAAAATAGAAGTTAAGTCTGCTGGTCATAGAGATCCTGATGCTGAAGGTTCTGAAGGTATATCCGGCACAAAGATGAGAGAACACGCAAAAAATAAAGACTTCCATTCTTTCCGTCAAGGCGTTCCACATCATGTATCTGATGCTCACGCAAAAGAATTGATGCACGATGTTCGTAAAGGAATGGGTTTAAATGAAGAACTTTATAGAGGACATTTCAAAGCAATTTTTGTAACTGGTGGTCCAGGCTCAGGTAAAGATATTGTTATCCGTGAAGCCATTGCCGAAGCAAAAGCGGTAGAATTAAACTTTATTCAAGCTCGTGATTATTTGGGTGATAAACAAAAATTGTCAGAAAAGACCAACGATTTCCGTAGAGAAGCAATTCGTGCTCGTGGTCCATTGATTATTAACGGACCAGCAGATGACATTGAAAAGATTACCTATATTAAAGAAGAATTAGAAGAACTTGGTTATAATACCATGATGATTTTTGTTCATACGAATAATGAAACTAGTAAAGAAAGAAACTCCAATTTAACTCGTATGATGGCTGAATCAGTTAGGCAAGATAAGTGGCAAAAAGCACAAGAAAATATTATACAATTCAATGAGATGTATAATAACTTGGTAACCTTTGACAACACAGGAAACCTAGATACCAAAGAAGAAGATATTAATGATATATACCAGTCCACTAAGGCGTTTTTAGATTCTAAAGCAGTCAATGAATCGGCCACAGATTGGTTAAATAGGAATGTAAATTTATTTGGAGAAAATAATGTTAAGAAAACTAATGCTAAAACTATTCAGCTTAAAACCACGGGTAAATACAACCCCTTCTATCGAGCAAAAGGACCAAATGACCAGCGTCCAGACAACGCAGGATCCCTCGTTAGCGGTAGAGACCAAATCAAAGGTGACACCGGTCCAAGAAAAAACACAGGAATCGGCAGCTCAGTCACCGGTGGCGCCTGGCACTCAGCCTACGAAGAAAGCGTCCCCACGCTCAAAATCAACCCGCCAGCCAAAGAGCCAAACTTCCAAAAAGACAACAACAAAGAAAAAATAAAGAAGCGTGGCGACAAGTCACTAAGCGCAGGTCGTGTCGGTAGACCTTCTGGTGTAGGCCAAGAATATGACACCAGAGCAGGTGGTCAAGGTGCCGCAGCTGGCGCCGGTCTTGGCCAAGTAGGATATAGCGAATCACAAGAATATAGTAACGCAAGTCAGAATGGTACAGCAATGCTTGGTGCTAAGTTAGAACCAAATCCATTGGCTGAAAAGAAAAAGAAAAAACTGACATTTAAAGAATACAATGGTTTTCAAAACGATGTTGAATCTGGCGTTGGTGGTGTATTGGGTGGTGGAGATAATAAAGAACGTATGGACTCCTATAAAGATCCAAACAGAAATATTGGTATTCAAATAGTTCAAAAAAAGAAAAAGAAATTTAACAAATGAAAACTTTTAAAAAATATCTAAACGAAGTCGCTAAACCTACCGGCGACTTAAAGAAAGCCTGCTGGACAGGTTATACTGCCGTTGGCACAAAAAAGAAGAATGGTAGAAGTGTTCCTAATTGTGTACCTGAAGAAGTTGAATTAGAAGAAGCAAGCTTGCACGGGAATAGAAAAATTTCACCTGAAGAAGAAAAAGTTATTCATAAAAAAACATTAAAAATGGTAAAACATTCTCTGGCTGGTTATTTGGGAGATTCTAAAGCTGAAAAATACCATTTTACAAAAGCTACAGAAATACACGCAGATATACATAAATCTCACGGTAAAAAACACGCTGACCATGCTATGCACGCCTCACTTGAGGCTCAAAGAATTCAAAAAGTGCCTAGTTGGATAAAAGAAGAAGTTGAATTCTATGAGCAATACGATGCAGAAGAATTGTTTGATGTTCTAGAAGAAATCGTTGATGGTATTGCTGACGAAAACAATTTGACTTCAGATATTCTTTGGGAAAATCTTGAAGATGTTTCGGATGAAGAATTATTTGAAACTGCCGCATGGCGCAGAAAAGAAGGCAAGAATCCTACTGGTGGTTTGAATCGTAAAGGCATTATGTCTTATCGTAGAGAGAATCCAGGTTCTAAATTAAAGATGGCCGTTACAGGCAAAGTAAAACCAGGAAGTAAAGCTGCCAAGCGTAGAAAATCATTTTGTGCTAGAATGTCTGGCATGAAAGGTCCAATGAAAAAACCAAACGGTAAACCAACAAGAAAAGCACTCGCATTACGCAAGTGGAAATGCAGATAATACAGGAGAATAAAAAATGTTTGCAAAAAAACTAGTAACCCAATCAAT